CTACGCTCATCAGTTTGAGCACGTTGAACCCCCGCGGGGTCAGTGATGATATGAACCTTACACTCAGGGAATCTCTCAAATAGGAGCGGTTTAAGCATCGTTCGTATAAAACGCTGCACTCCCATATCAATACTCACCGCTTCGGCAAGTATAAGAACGCGCCCTCTGGGGTCCTGCTGGCCAATGACCGCTGCAGGCGTGAGCCCAAGATCCATCCCAATGACAAGGGTTCGCCCCCTAAAATAATCCAGATGCCTTTTCGCCATGTGGTAATCTGGTCTGAAGTATTTATACACAGGCAACCCTGCACTGGACAAACCGTATTCACCATCGATGAAGACCCGGATATATTCGTCCGACCGACCTTGGGTGTCATAGTACCCGTCTGGCAAATTCTCAATGTTCTCCGCATCGGGGCTTCTTCCTGATGGCTGCTTGAATACATCCCACCCGTTATCGTTTGCACTCACCCCATCTTCAGGGCTCAGTTTTTCCATTTGGTAATACCACCAAGTGTCCATAGTCGGTGGGTTAGTATCACACCACATTCCATGCCACGTTGGACCCACATCTTTTCGAGATGGGTAACGCCCAACCCGTTTCGACATAGCGTCAATAATTTCTGGCGCAATATCTCGGCACTCATTAAACCATGCAAACGTCAACTCGAGGGAGTTAAGGTTAGCCACGTCATCAGCATCGTCAAGTGCCCGAAACATAATCTCGCACTCAATATCACCTAGCGCAAAAAAATACGTCTTAGTTGTTCTCCGGAATACACCACACTGGCCTGGGGGAAACCAATCTAAAAACGTCTTGATCGTAGTGTCCGATAGCTGACGAACTGTTTCCCGAACGACTGCACATCGCGTTCGACGAATCCCATCAGCACCTGGTTCTTGTTCCGAAGCGCGCCTAATAATCTCAAAACAACATGTCACTGATTTCCCGCTACCAACCGGTCCCATCAATACACGGGTGTTGGCATCGGAACGCATGAAGGCTGCACTGGTTGGTGCTGGATCAAAGTTAATGTCCATTATTCAAGTATCTCGATGGGGGAAGTCATCACAACTTTCCAGTACGCACTCTGGCGTTTAGTCTTCTTATGACCTCTGGAAGTGTACTTCGCACCCTTTAAATCTAGGGATACTTTGAAATTGTTGAATTCTGCTCTGTTGTTGAACTGGGCAATGTGGTGGCCGAATTCATCCTTGCTGGTAAATCTATCACTAATCTTGAACGTCGATTGCGTCATGTTCATACGTGTCTCCGGCTATGGCGATTTTATCACCTGCCTGTCCTGTACCTAAGTTTATGTGAATTTGTACTGCACCTGTACCACCACCCATCAATTCTAATGCCTCGGGTTTAACTTCAAGTCCTGCCCACTTCACAGTTGATTTTATAAGATCCGCTTTCACCGCAGGGGATACGCCCCGGTCGTGAATCATATTCCATGAAGTGGTCAGAAGTTCCTCCGCTTGAACCTTTGCCTTCAGCCTAAATCCAAGTCCCTCGTCACGTATCTCCTTTCTGAAATTCGCTACACGAGCTTGGAATACTTTATCTGTTGTATACCGCCGAAGGTCTGCACGTCTCATTTTGTAATGAGCAAGTACCTCATCCAGTGTGTCGCCCGACCCCTCAAGCACTAATGCTAGGTCTAAAGCCATCCGGTCATTCCACTGCAAATTGCCAAAGGGTACGACGTTGCTATTTTTATCCTCGTCACAAAATTGGCATAGGTCTCCTTCCTCGTTGAGCTGAGCTTCTTCAAACTCTCCTCGGCAAGTGTGGCATATAAATAAATCTGGGCGGGGCTGCAATTCAATCATGGGGACTTTATACGATGGAGAGATTAGGCTGTCAAGTATAGTATTGAAACGAAACTATACACGTACCTTTTAGCAGGTCGTGCTTTATGAGGTTTACTATTATATGGGGGGGCTTCGCCATTCCGATTCCATGTGCCCCCCCTCATGTATCTATCTATCAGCATGTTAGCCTTTGTTTTTATTTATGACAGCAAGAAGAATGTCAAAATAATTGTAAACTTGCATAAATGTATAGTTATGCCATGTTGAATTTGTCGGCAAAATCCGGCACTTACTAGGGATGACCTAGTTGGTCATTCTTTAACATTTATATTTTGAGGAGACATTTATGTCTAAGAACCAAACGACTGGTAGCCACGCTACTGATACTATCTCTTTTCGCATTAGACAGTTTAAGCCAAAGGGTCAACCTTCGGCGATAGCTTTCAAAATCGTAGAAGAGAAAACACTGGACGCAGCGGACAAGGCTATCTTTAATAGTGATGTCTTATCACCTGAGCAGTTCGTTACTGGACTGGTAAACAGGAACGCTGCAACCGTTATTGACCGTAACATAATCTACGCCCCAAACGTAGATTGGTATGAGAACGCTAAAGCCAAGAAACAACACATCCCTGCTGCAGTAATAAAGCACTGGATGGAAGAGGGCGGAAAGCTAATCTGGAATCGGTCAAAAATCTTTGGTAAAAAGCCGCAAATGCAAACAGCAGATGCACTGCAACAAACCAAGGATAAGACGGAAAATGCAGAGTTAAGTGCGGATGACTTAATCTATTAATCAACCGAGGCGCGAGGGAAAGGAATCCCTCAACCCTCACAACTTATTGGAGTTCGTTATGAGCTATGAAGATTTGTTAGCCATTATCACTAGACGATAATGCACCCATAGGAATCAAGCCCAAGGATGGGCAATACCAATCAACTAACTGGAGGGATCAATATGATCTCATTGAAAGTAAAGCAGTTCCGCGCACTCATTAGACAGACTGAGTATGGAACTTTCGCAGTAGTAATCCGCAAGGGTCATGTACGAGTTCAGGTACGTTACTTCTTTACTGAACACACAGCTAAGCAATGGGCAAGAGATGCAGTCAATGCACCAACACTCAAAGCAGCATAACCAAACCAGGGGAGTTCTCGAAAGAGGCTCCCTTTCTTTTTGCATGTAACAAATGCACCTCCGCGCGACATACTACGTTTAAAGCTTGATGCTTTTCTTTTTGCTATTTTTATATAGCCATACGTCGGGGGCTTATACATCGCGACCGCGTGATGAGGGATTCTTCAAACAGCCTAACATCCGCATTGCTTCAGCTTATAGTTCTTCAATCGCCTGACGATGTAAAGTTAGGATTCATCTGGCATGAGGTGATGTAAAGTTAGGTGTTACATGTACGTATATCAGGGGCTGTAGCCATCTTGAGTCACAAACTCTATGCTTGAGTCACGAATTGAGGTGTAAAACGTCCAATTTCATAGACACCTAACTATACACCACTAACCACCTAAGTGATTGATTTCATTATATAATCCATAATAATATATTAATATTTAAGTTAAATAAGTTAAATAAGTTATAAATATTTATTGTCCCTTTCCCCGCAAATGTTTAAGCACAACTTTTATAAATCGCCATACATTCTTTAACCGCTTAACTATTTAACTCACTATTACTTTTTTGTGACTCAACCAAACTATACATATTTTTCGCCCTTAAAACGCCTAACCTCTTGATAGTATTACCTTTCTTCCTTCAACCACCTTGAGTCAATAAGTTATTGCGTCGCGTAATCACATGTATTTGTCGCATAATCTCAGTAAAGTTTGTTAACACACGTCAGAAACAAGACTACTTGGCGCGTTATAACAAGATATTATACCCTCTTCGTGAGCCAAACCCCTCTAAGTATACATAATGTAATGTTTCATATTGTTCTTCACTGGTTCAATGCGGGATATCAACACCGTACTGATGTAAAGTATTAAGCAAACCATACACTCTTATGCTGCAAAGCTGATTTGCAAATTCCGAAAATTTGGGTCAGGTTGTTTGCAGTGGCGGAAATTCCCGACCATGAAAACCTTTAACCAATATAAAACTACGTATAGTAGTGGAGTTACAAATGCCAAATGATAATCTAAGTGTAGCATTAAAGAATGGTCTATCTCAGAAGTCTAAAGTCGTTGCTGAGGAAACATTAACAGCTGACCCAGTGAATGACCCAGTGCCTAGTACAGATATTGATGCAGTTACTGAAATGATGACAGGTACTGACCCTAAAGAAGGTATGATGTCCCCGGAGAAAGCATTGAAGTTCATTGATAGCCTGGTCTTATCAGTAGTGGTGAGTAACAGAGCATGGAACGGTAATGTGAATGTTAAAGTCACTCCTACTGGTGCTTTGAAAGTTGACCGTAGTGAAACGAAGACGTTTGACTCAAGTAATCCTGACCGCCTTGTTAAGAACCTTTTATATAAAGCGTTCACTGAGGGTCGAGGTATAGACAAGTGGTCATTGTATTTGCCAGAGGTTAACCAAGCCACTGACCGAGCTGCCAAGGTGCTCAGTAATAAACGTTTAATAGCAGCCCTTACTGGCTTGGCTAAAGCGGGACCTATTGAAGTTCTATTGAATGCCAATAAACGTGGCTTTGCACCGAACCTCATAGTCAGCAATAAAGCATTTGGTAGTCGTGGTGCTACTGAAGAGTTAAGTGCTGATGACCTAGTATACTAGGACAACGTAAAGTTAGTTTTCAGTTGCACCTTACAGTCAATCGTAGGGTGCTTCTGTAAACTTACTTCACCCATTAGGAGCTTATAGCTATGAACAATGAACCTGTAATTATCGGTGGTATGGTACTCATACCCACTAAGTCACTCCCCCATGAGTCCGTTCGGAATGAACCTGAATGTTTCGGTGATGAATGCAACGAGTGCTGGGTATTCCCGTGCGATGGAATCATGGGGGGTACTGATGCCCAAGCCTAGACACTTAGAAGCCAAGCCGATGGAGGACTTAATATCCTACCATGACTACAAAGATAGCAAGATAAACTGTGGGTTGTGCTACCGACGTACCTCTGTGGTTGTGAAGATTAAACATCGTAACTATCCATGGGTCGGTGCGGCAACCAACCGAGTGATGACCATATGCCCAAGTTGCAGAGACAGCATGGTGCGAGTGATGACAGTTGAGAAACTGATGGGGCGTGTCTAATGAACAAGCGAGAACTAATTGAATACCGAGTATGTCCATCTCACCGATGATGATGCAGTGTGGGATTATATCGAGTCTAACGACTTACATGAGGAGGTTGATGATGTCGCATAAACGATACCACCCGACGGTGAAGGCACGTATGAACAGAGCCAACCGAGTAGCTAAGTGCCAGAAGATTGCAGACCCTGATGATGGTGCAATCATAGTATGTGAGCGGTGTGAGGTTACTTGGCACGTCGAGGATAAGAAGCCTAAGTGCCTAACCCGTCGGGAGGTGGGTGAGATGTGGATAAAACGAATACATGAAATGAACGCTAAAGCGGGAGAGAGTGGTGGCTAGAGAAACATACAGGTGCGAGACATGTTGGGGGACAGAATCACTCTCCTTCGATGCCTCATGTTATTGGGATGTGGAGGCGCAAGCCTTTGTCATCGATGATATAAGGGAAAGTAACTGGTGCGATGATTGTAATAGTGACAGCTGCGCTGACACGATATATATTGATGACGAGAACGAAATCATATGGGAAAGCATTGATGATGTCATTGAAGAGGCAGACCCACTGCATATGTTAGCCAGGGCTAAAGCAGCATTTGTTGCAGACAGCGATACAACCAAGCGTGACATCGATATGTTATTCGATGCGGTTATTGAAGTTGGTGACCTGTCGGTTGCAATAGACTTTATCGTTGAGTATGACCAGTGTAAGTATGAGAGAGTTCGAGACCTGATAATTAAGCAGGATGATGTCGAGTATATGAAGCAGTACATGGAGAAGACGGCGAATCGTGATACGTTGGTGATGCTCAATGCATTACTTGAGAGCGTCGCAAAGAGACGTACACCTTCGATGCTTGAAGACATCGTTAAACCTAGAGATTTTGGACCCAGCTATCCCTATACACGAGACCTTCACCTCGGTAGTGAACAGCTCGACAGGGTGAAAACAATATACAAATTACTCGGAGGTAAGAAGTATGATTTCGGATGAGAAAATATGGAAGGGTATCGACAACATACACAAGATGATTAATCTTAAGAAGCGCCAGATTGAACTGTTCAATGACATGGCAGACACCATGACTATCAGGGTAGCGTATGGCTTATCGATGAAAGGTGGTGTGAGTTTCTGCATCATTGATGAGTCAATTCCCGTGCGTTCACGAGTTGACAACAACGGTCGTGGCAAGGGTAAGTATGGCACTCGTGAAAGTAGGTTCGGTGCAGCAAGCATACGTGGCAAGGTCAAGATTAAATATGGAGGTGAGGTTGAAGTTGAAGACGAACTACTAGACTTCCACCGCAAAACTAGAGGGAGATTCTTACGTGGGTAGTTCAATGAGGCGTAAGAAAACTCTTTCGTGTTCGAGAATTCAATTTAAAGGAGAACTTTATGGATTGTAATAACAGGCTACATACCAACCTAGAAAAAGAAGACTTCGACAGGTTAGAGAAAGAGACAGGAAAACCCTTAATACCTCTAACAGATAGTCAGTACGAGGAGCTCAAACCCTTGGGAAGCACAAGACGAAAAAACTATATGCGTAATCAGCCTTGTGTTTGTGGTAGTAAAAAGAAATTCAAAAAATGTTGTTGGAGTAAATTTAGATGAACACAATACAAGAGCAGTGGGAGCAATTTGAATCCTTGGTTATAAACCCTAATGCACCAGACGTTCAGAGGTCTGAAATGAAGCGGGCTTTCTATGCGGGAGCACAGGCTTTATTAAACGTGGAATGGGCAATAGCAGACCATTCTCTTAGTGATGATGCAGTGGTAGAGATGCTAGAGGGCTGCTACCAAGAAATACAGATGTTTGCTGACCAAGTAAAACAAGGTAAGGCTTAACTCAATTTAAGGAAACGCTATGTCAACAGTAGGAATGAAATTAGTTGCCGACCTTATGCTGAAGATGGAAGCGGTCATAGCACTGCTTGGTGGTCATAAGAACTAAAACGAATTTGCAAATTTTGCTGAGTCGAGTCACGTTAGTTGGGTCGGTTC